CAATAAAATCAAGCAAATTAAGCGACGAGCTTATGGCTTCCGAGACGATCAGTACTTTTTCTTAAAAGTCAAGGCCGCGTTCCACGGACTTCCGAGATGAACCCAAAAAAAGCAGCACTCAAAACGAGCACCGCCACTCCCTTCAAAACTTGAACACTCATTTCAAGGCATCCTTCCAAGCCTTGACCGTTTTGGCAAGCCCCCATGCAATAGCTACGCCACCAATTCCAAAGAACACGGCGTAAGTACCAATCGCTTGCCAAGTCAAATTCTCGACCATCATCAACTCCCCAAGCCGCAAAGCAACGATCAAGTTTGATAAAATACTCTCCATAGACACCTATTCCAATTGGTCTATATATCCAAAGCCGCCCAGCCCCACAACTGAGCGGCTTTTCCTTTTTCTCTACTAGTGCACCTTATATCGCCGGGACACCCTCGCCTAAGAAAAGCCTGGCTTCTGACTGACGCCTGCGTGTCAAGCCAGGAAGCTTCACGCCATTCGCAGAATCAATGTCCAAGAACTCATGAGCGCAGGCCTCGACATCGCCCGCATTGAGCGCCTGCATAAGCTTCGGGCACTTGTGCACGACATAAGAGACGCCTACGTTGAAAGCGAGGCTCACCAGCGCAATGAACTGCCCCTCCGTCACGTGAATGTTGACGAACGGCGCGAGCCCGCGCTTGACCTCCTCGATGTCCTTTCGAAGTAGCTCCCTCGACTGCTCATACGTGATCTCGTCGTGCTCCGTCACACCCTTCGTGTGCCCCACGCCGATCGTCCAAACGCCAGCAGGACACTTGTACGCCTGCAAGCGACACCCTTCCCACGCCTCAATGAAGTCCATCGCGGACTCAGCCTGGTACTCAGAAAAGTTCTTCATTCCAAATCCTCCTTTTTAATCCCCGCCCTCTTTGTCGCGACAATCTCTATCAGCCTCAAGACTCGTGTGCCGCCCCAACCTGCCAAGCCTGACAGCGCTCCGCAAAACCCCGGCGGGAAGCCTTCGTAAGCCAAGATTTCGTAAGAGATCAGACCGCACACCGCACTGATCGCGCAGTGCAAGAACATCCCTCCCCACGAGAACTCCCGCCCTTCCTCAATCAGGAGCAGATAGTTCAGCCAACCGCATAGGGCGGCGAAGCCCCCAGACGCGGCAAGCGCCTGGGTCTCCGTTATCACTTCTTTCTCTGGCATCTTCTCCTCATAAAAAAATCCCCCGAGGAATATCCTCGAGGGAGTTGATATTGGTCTATGGACGCAAACCCCACAGTTCTCAGAAAAAGGCCGCGCAGACATAGCCGGCGACCGCGCCAACCAAAAAACCAACCGGTCCCCAGAAGAGCCGAGTCTTGCGTCGGGTCTCCGTATCAAGCAGAGCCTTCTGAGCCTCCACCTTGGCGATGATTTCATCCGTCACTTCCTCGGCCTTGACGCCGATCTTGTCGAGCCATTCCTTCACTTCTTCTTTCGTCATTTCAGTCACCTTTTCCTTTATCGCTTCTCTCAGCGCCTTGACAATCAAATTCCACATATGAAAAAACCGCCAAACGGCGGTCTCCCTTTCTAAGCAACGGCAGAAGCTGTCGTCGCTGAATTACACATGGTCAGAAGCTCAGATGCGAGAACGTGAACTCAATCGCGTTGAGCTCTTCGACGCTTTCCGCGCCTTCGACCTGCGTGCGGTACTGCCATTTCTGGGCGTAGAGCGCCTGCGCGTTCTGGATGATCTCGACCTGCAACGTCTCGCACTGGGCGCGGTTGAGCTCGTGGAAGTTGTTCTCGTAGTCGCAGAAAAGCACCGTGCCGTCGCCGATCGTTTTGAGGATGCCTTCGATGTCGCGGTTCGCGCGGTCGTCCGCATCGATCTCAAAGCCGAGAGACGAAACGACATGGGCGGTTTCCTCGGCTTGCATGTGTGCGACGTTCAGGACTTCGAGCTTCTGCGCCTTGAGTTCGTCGAGCGTCGGTGCAGGGACTGCGACGATCTGGAATCGTCGCACGCCGTTCTGAGGCTCGATCTCCTTGATGTACCGATCCCCACAATCGTTACACCAAAACGCCGCCTCTGGGGGATATTCGCCCTCGAAAATTTGTCCGATTTCAAACTCCATTTTAGGGTCACCTCCTTTTAAAAGCCTGCCGCATACCACGATTGTTTTGGGGCACCGTCGCTAGCGCCGCCCATGATATTCGAATTGATAGAACTTTCCGTTTTTTTGCTTGTACCCCAAGCAAACCATTGTCCACTCGTTCCTTCTTCATTTGGCGTAACTACAAAGATATAAGTGGTGTTCGAAAATCGCTTCGGGAAAGTAACAGTACCGCCCCCACCGCTTCCTTTCAAAAGCCCCCATTGCTCAATAAATCCATTGCTCCAAACACGGTACCGATTCGATCCGCTACTTCCTGATTGAGTAACGTAAATATCTGGACTCGCAGGAATCGTCGGCTTATTCGACAAGTCGTTGTAATTGCCAGAGGTCGCTACAGCATGCAGCCCGAGGGCGATATTCCCTTGTCCGTCAGGAGCTTTCCCTTCAACAGTCTTCGCCCCAACATCAACGAGCACATTGCCATCAGCTCCAGCCACTGACCCATTGATCGAGCGCACATGAGTCCGAACGGTCCATTCAACCGTGCCGTCCGTGATGACCTGACCATGCGTGACGCTGCGCGTATCGAGCAGGTCCGCGCTCGTCGTCCCCGCCTTCGTGCACTCCAAAAAGCGCTCATATTGAAAGGCGCAGCCCACCTTGTCCCCGACCTTGTTCGCCGTAGACTTACGTCGGAACTCGTTGATTTCGTAGATCAGCTGAGTGCAGACCGCTGTCTGTGGAGCCTCGTTCAAAACGTCCTCTTCGGCAGCAAGGCGCACAAGACCAAATTTACTCGTCGTCGCGTTCGGCAACGTCACTTCGCCAGAAGCATCAGGCGCGACGCTGTTCACCGTCTTCACGGCCCCGGACTCGCTCCACTTCCCGAAGGTCACCCCATTATTGCAGTTGCGCCCAAAGGTGCGGACTGTGTTGTCGGTTTGGTTCGGAACGTAGCAGACTTGCACGATGTTCCCGCTGATGGGCGCCCCCGTGTCGTAGGCCTGCACAATGCAGAACGTGCAAGCAATCGGAGTATTCTTCAGCGTCCCACTACAGGCCCATGTTTTGTCATCAAGCAGCGTGTTCAGGTCCGCGTTGGCGATCTGGATCGTGTGATCTCGCTTATTCGCCAAGCCCTTCGTCAGCTCATCTTTTGTCGCCAGATGACTCATGTCGACATCGATCTGAATGTCGCCATTGCTGTCAGGCTTCTTCTTGTTCACAGTACGCACGGCGTCTTCAACATTTTCGACGCGCGTAATCGGAAACTGAATGACGGTGTTACCCGCCTCATCCGTCGTCGTAAAGACGATATCCTGTTCTTTCAGAGCCATTATTCAGCTCCCTCCTTTGTTTTTGATAAGCCGTAGTCCGGCTTTGACGGTGCTCGGTCTCGGATCTCGCTGCATGTCTTGAGCCTTGCGAAGGCCGAGGCCTCCTCCTTGGTGACGACCTCGGCTTTCTTCGCATACTCATCGCTAAGGCTCTTCTCAAGCTTCGCTTTGAAATTGGCGAGCCCGTTTAAGTCGAGAAAACTGTTAGCCATGAGCACACCCCCTTACGCGAAGAGGGCGTCGATCTCTTCGTTCGTAATGCCAGTCATCGTGATCATCGGGGCCATCGGGTCCCAACTTTCGCCATTCCAAACGACATTCATCCCGGCGTCGATCTGATGAGCAGGATCGGCAGTCTCGACGTTGTACATATCGCCGGCTTTCACATCCTTGGTCGGCAACGCCGCATAGTTTTCGACGGAACCCTTGTAGTTCACAGCGCTCGCAATGTCCGTTTTCAGCGCGTACGGCGTGAGATCGATATTGACGCCCTTAGTTGTGATCGGCAGAGCGCCGCCGTTGACGCTCACCTTTTCGAGTACGTTCACTTGTGCGCCCACAGCGACTCCTTGCAGCTTCGTGAAGTCGGCAGCAGACATCAGACCCGCAGCATCAGCCGAAGCCGGACCATACGTCGTGTCCTGAGCCGGAATACCGAGCGCCGTGATGTCGCCCTTGACAACCTTCGTGCCTAAAGTGACGTGCCCATTGCCGTCAGTCGTGATTTTGTAAAGTCCTGCACCAAGAGCACCTGCCGTCACGCTCGGGTGTACATAAACGGGCGTCTCAACATCATTGATCTGGATGTTCCCGTTCGTTTCAGAGTTTTCGACCTTCGTCGCCTGAGCTGCGACACCTTGCAACTTGGCGAAGTCTTCCTTGCTCATCAGACCGTCTTTCTGAGTCGTTGCAAGCTCATAGATCGTCTGCGGCACCGTCACCGTTGCGAGCGTTGCACCAGAGACGCTCTTCAGCGTGATCGTGCGCCCCTCGATCGTCATCTGCCCGGCAACGACCGTCTTCAATTTGCTGTCGTAATGAGTCAAACCTTGCTTATCTAAAAATGCATTCAATTCACTCATTTTTCTCACTCCTTTTACGATTAAAAAAGATTGTCAATGAAAGAGTTGTCAATGCTTTCGACGTGAGCCCCTTCGCCTGGTTTACCAGGTTCTCCGGGTTTTCCGTCTGCCCCATCCTTGCCCGGAGGTCCCTGGATGCCAGGAACCTCTACCGTGACGACCTTTGGAGCAATATCGCTACATTGACCTTCGATGTAGATTTCTTCAGTTAAACGTCAACTTCCAGCGTTTTTCTACTCCCTACCCAAGAGTAGCCTAAAAACAGCAACGATTGCCTGAAATAACCATAAAAATGAC